TATAGTCTAACCCATTGTTTAAAAATATACCATTAAGGTAAACGTCTAGAAATTGAGGAGTATAACCACCTGTAGCAAATGAAGTCTGTCCTGATGTTGCTGTAATGCTATCTCTTGTTTGAGTAGCCTGTGGTACTGGTTGTACCCCTATATATCCTGACATTTAAGTCTCCTATATTGCTTGTGCATCCATAGCTGTTTGATATGCAGTCTTCACTGCGTCTGTCCAAACTGCATTACAGATAGCTTGTACTTCTGTTGACTCACCTGAGATGTCAGTGTCTGCCCATGTATCACCTGATTTAGTTGAGCATTGTAAGACGTGACGATGGAATGATCTGCTGATCTCTGTGCCATCTCTAGCTATCACAGTAGCTGTGCGAACTTGCACTGCTTTGTGATCTCCAACGACTTCAATCTTATCTTCTACTGTTGATTCTGTAAGTGCCATATTGGCCTCCTTTGTTTATCGTGGCGTTATTGCCACCTGTCCGACCCAAAGCTATGCAGTGGGTTATTGTGTTGTAAAATATGTGACTGTTGCTTCAATAATATAGCCGCTCGCAGCAGCACCATTAATAACTTGACCCCTAACTCCACCGCTACTTGTAACAGTAAAAGAAAGAGCAAGACCCCCATCATTACCAACTGACGGCTCAACTTGACCACTTACAGACTGATTATTGGAACTACCGTTAAAGTGAAACGACTGAGCGTTCATAGAGCCTTGACTTCCCGTATATCCTGACCCACTACAAGTAAAAGGTATTCCAGTTATCCTAAAGACAGCGTTATTATTACTAAATGTTGGGGGTGAGTTTGTCTGTTGGAAGAATTGTATTGTAACCTTCCTACCTACCTTAGTATATTTACCATAATTATTATATAAAGTAAAAGTGTTATTAGTACCAGCTATAGTAGGAGTCCAAGTTCCCTCTTCATAATCTTCCAACTTATTAGCCGACCCAGTACCGCCGAGGTAGACACCGCCTGATAGGTAGAGGTCTTTCCAACGTGTGCCTGATGAACCAAGGTTTACGGCATTATCATTGTCTGCACCTGACGCATTAGAGGCTTCAACAGAAGTATTGTCAGTGTCTACTTTAATGCCCATACCATCTGAAGCGGCAAAATATACTTGGTCACCTGAGTTAACACCAATACTACCTACAGTTGTGCCGTCTTTCTGAATTTGCATAAGATCGCCATCAGAAGTTAGTCTGTTAAGACGTAACATCGCGCCACCATCACGAGTATGATAAGCAAAACCATCTGGCTTAAATCCATGCCCTGCAATACTTTGATCAGTACTTGTAGTACCCACCAACACATTTTCTGAACTATCAATCGTGAGTGCCACTGCGTCTGCGTTATCGTCAATCCCTTTAGAGGTGAACGCACCTTGAACAGTTAAGTCCCCTGTCATTGTACCACCAGATGTAAGTAACGCATCAGCTACTTGAAACGCTGCCTGTGATATAACAACTACATTGTCACCACTTTGTGCGGCTACAGTAAGAGTAATTGTAGTACCATTCGTAGCTGTATAGTCTGTGCCGTCTACTAAGCGTACACCATTCTGGAATACGTGAACCTTACCTACTGTGTAGTTCAAACCAGTAAGGCTTGTCGTTGCACCAGTGATGGTAAAAGTCTTTTTATTTTCAGCACCTGATGAAACGACAGATGCAGCTGAACCTATATATCCTGCCATTTGTTAAGCCTCCAATGCTGTTAGTCTTGCTTCAATAGAAGCAAATCGTTGTTCGTTATATGCGGCTACAAAAGATAGTAACTCTGGGTAACGGATACCTAGTCTAGTTTTACTTGTTGCGCCTTCTGGTGCTTCATCTTCTATTTCGTATGTGTCAGTACGAGTGTAAGCATCTACTGCTTCAACAGCTTCTGTAGTTACATTTCCGTCTTCATCAGTTACTTCAGCTACAGCTTCTACTGCTGGTACTTCTGTTTGTGTTTCCCACCATGTGCTTGAGATAAACAATGCGTAGTCACCAGCATCTAAACCTTCTGCTGTGAAAGCCGCCTGTACGTCTTGGGCTATGACACCTGTATGGGTACGAGCAGTGTCACCCTTCTCAGCTACACTGTCTTTCCATCTGAATGTCTTAAACAATGCTGAGATACGTTTACCTACTAGCATTTCTGTTGCTGTAAGTGATGCTATGTCTTGCTTCTCGTTGAAGTCAGATGTTTGGATTGAGCCGTTGGTTGCGTAGATGTCGTCAAACCTAAAACTACCAGAGCCTATATCTACAAAATTATCTTGGGCTGCTTTATTTTTTCTTGGTTGTACATATGAACCAAATTGTAGTCCTATTGTGTTAGCGGCTTGTGCATCAATGGTTGGATAGTTAGAGGCATCAACACCAATCATCCCTATAGTTGTACCACCTCTATAGAGTTCTAAAATTGCGCCATCACTGCCTGTTCTGTTTAAATTTAGGCAAGTCCCTGCTACTGTGTGATTAGTAACTCCTGATGAACGCATAACTGTACCAGCAGTACCGAACGCATCAGTCGTCTTACCCACCAACACGTCGCCTCCTGCTGACATATCAATCGTCATTGCTGTGATGATTCCTCCGCCATCATTGCCTTTAAAAATAATATCTTTGTCTACTTGAGCTGAAGCAATTAGAAAGTTACCAGAGTCTTCATACAAATCACCAAACTGAGTACCAGCGTCTTTAAGGCGAATAATACCACCTGTTGTTCCACTGCTAAAAGTGGAATCAAGATTTACTATGCCTGAACCATCAACTGTTATAGCATCGGGTATGTTAATTAAGTCTGTTTGCTTACTCATTATGTTTGCTCCAGTACGCTCACAATCACATCACAACTTGATGCTGTGTCACTTGTTACGATTACAGTGTCAGTCGTCTCCAAGATGATCTTACCGTCTAAGACTGAGAGAGCTGCACCTGCTGGTAGTGGTACACCTTTAACAAGGTAAACACCTGCCGCCTGTACATCTACTTTGATCTGAGATGCTGTTCTGTTAGCTAAGTTACAACCGATCATCACTGATGTAGTTGCACTTGGTACTGTATATGTAGTTGTTGCACCTGTACCTACCGATGCACTTGTGTAATTTTTGAATGTATTTGCCATTTTTTATTATCCTAATGCTATGCTCAAAGCTAATGCTTCGTCAGTTGTTCCGTATCCAGCAGTAGCGTGGTTTCCCCACCCATGAGCCGTATCAGCTTTAGTTCCTTGCGCACCCGTAGCATAACCTGCAGACGCATGGTTTCCCCATCCGTGAGCTGTATCAGCTTTAGTTCCTTGTGCACCCGTAGCGTATCCAACAGATGCGTGATTTCCCCAAGCATGTGCGGTGTCAGCTTTAGTTCCCTGGGCTGCTGTAGCGTAGTCTGATAAAGCTGTTGCAGCAGCAGTTCCTAATGTTGGTTTTCCTGATAATGAAGAATAAGAACCATCAAAGAAACTATCAGTAATTCCATATCCAGCTATTGTCGTTGGCTTACTTGTTAAAGAAGCAAAAGTATGTACGTGAGATGCCGTTGCATAAGCTGTGGCGTCTGTAGTTGCCGCTGTACCTAAACCTAAATTTGTTCTTGCAGTTCCAACGTTTGTTAAATCAGATAAATTATCTGCTGAGAGCATTACACCAGTTAGAGAAGCATAAGCCGCTACCCAAGAGGAGCCTTCATACACTTTCATTGTATCACTAGTGCTATTAAAATATAAACTACCAGAGACTAAAGCATCTCCGTCATTATCAACTGATGGGTCACTAGATTTTACACCTAAGTACCTATCATCAAAGTTATCTAATGCTGCCAAAGCTGCATCTTTAGAAGCTTGAGCTGATGATGCAGAACTAGCTGCAGCTGTTGCTGAGTTAGAAGCTTCAGTAGCTTTTGTTGTTGCTGTAGATGCTGAGTTACTTGCATTGCTTGCTGATGTAACTGCCTCACTTGCCTTTGTTGTAGCAGTAGAAGCCGAAGTTGCAGCAGCAGTAGCTGAGTTTGCACTAGCTGTAGCGCTTGCAGCAGCATTTGTTTCAGCTGTCTCAGCATTTGTTTCAGCTGTTTCAGCATTAGTCTCGGCTGTTTCAGCGTTAGTCTCGGCTGTTTCAGCGTTAGTCTTAGCCGTCTCAGCCGCTATCTTAGCAGCTTCTGCAGCTTCTTTAGCTGTGTTAGCCGCAGTTGCGTTCGTTAAGGCATTATTAGCTAAAGTAGTTAAAGAATTTTCAACTTCTACAGTATCTACTAATTGATTGTCAAAACTACCGCCATTGTCAGTGTATGTAACTTGATTTGATAAATTTTTAAAGCCCATATTATCCTCCTAGATTAAATTTGTTCCTGCGAAGGAAATGGCTATATTACCTCCTCGTGCTTTACGAGCTGTCTCTTCTGTGTTAAGCGCTTTTATCTGACCATCAAATAAGGCTTGATATTTTTCTATTTCTGGATTGTCATTAAGATAAATAAATACTTGTTTTAAAGCACCAAATAAAAGTATTCTTTCATTTTCGTCTCTAAGCCAATTAGCGGCCAAGTTACCTACCCAGTAAGTAGCATCTGAAGTTACTCTATTATTAAAGTAAGTCTCTGTATTATTAGGTGAAGATGCGTTAGCATAAGTAGTTGGTGTACCACCTATATCTAAGGTACCTAAGCCCGTTACCCAGTTATTAAAGGTAGGGGAATATTTATTATTAAGCCCAGGTAATCTTCTGTAGTAATGAACATCTATTTCATCACCTCTTTTAAAACTACCATGAAGTTTAAAATCATTACCTATTCTAGTATAAAAATGAAAGTCCTTAGTTTGAGTAAAACCATCATTAAATGTTCTACTGTCTACTTTTTCATTGTAAACTATACCTACATTTTTATTACCAATATCTGCATTTCTTATATATATTACTTCTATCATATCAGTAGGTGCAGTAATACTTAATATACTACCTCCACCTTGAAATGCGCTAGGACCTATATCTGGGATATCAGAAGAACCTGCTGCGGTTATTTCTTCTTGAGTACCATTAACTACATAAGTTCCTGTAAATTCTAATGGTGGCACACGTAAAGTTTTATAAGCTTCATCAGCTGCATAGTCAAGGCACCGAGATACTACTGAGTTAGAAAGTACTGAAACATCTCGGTTAGCCCAGTCTCTAATTATTCCTGCGTTAGTTCCAGTATAATCACCTGAACCTATAAATTCTACGTATGTTGCCATAATAATCCTCTATGTCATAACTAGTAAATCTGGGTATTCTGTTCTTAACAGATATACCAATTTCTTTTTCATAGCAGGGTCATGCATAAACTCTGGATCTAGTATATCTAAGTTATGCTTAGTATTTAGTTCTAATACTATTACGTTTGGAATAGAACACATCTTTTGATAGTGTGATTTTTTATTCCGACCTGCTTCTCTATCTCTTTTTACTTCGGCAATAGTTGTGCTGATGTCTCCTTCGACTCTCCACTTACTACCTCTGTTTCCATCAGTAACGATTTCTCCTGTGAGATCTCCTACTGCTGAACTATGTTTAAACTTTGCCATGCTGTTCCTCTCATGTATTATAGTGAGTCTAGTACCGTATGGAATCTACCATCGTTAGTTAGATTACCCACTTGTATTCTGTATACAGTCGTTGCGCTAGTACCTATTGCAATTATATTATGTGTAGATCCTGGTCTAGATAAGTAAACCTTAGTAACCTTACCTGTAGTAGGGTCAACTTCTACGTGGTTTTCACCACCTAAACCAAAAGTAGCTTCTTGAGCTGCTCCAATTAAAGTTTCACCACTGATCACTAGAGCATTAGCATTTGCTATAATTTTAATTAACATTTATTACTCCTATTAGTAAAAGAGGACACCCTAAGGTGCCCCCTTTCCTAAATTTATGCGCCAATGTTAGCGATTACGCCCCAAGCGTTAGGGTTAGAACATTCAAGAGTTGTCTCTTCAACGAACATACCTACTGTTGAGTCACCATTTTGGCCTACGTCCACTTCATTCATTGGACGAAGAGTTGCCATTTTGAACCACATTGGATCGTATACAAGTGCGAAAGCATCTTGAATAGATACTGCGTCAGCGGATGTACCACCAGCACCTGTTGCAGTTGCAGCAAGACCCATGATGTAGTTAGGCTCAACCATAACGTCACCGAAGTCTGACATATAGATGTCTACTGCTTGACGTAGTTTACCTGACTCATCGATGTTACGACGAACATTTGAACCTGAAGCATTTGCTTTAGTTGAGAATGTACGACGGTTCTTTGGAGAAAGCATAACTTTAGTAGCTTTACCACCTTCTTCATAGATTGTTTGCATGATAGAGTCGATGTGTGACAATTCAAGCTCACCTACGTTTGCACTTGTAGATTCTGTTGAGAAGTTGTTAGTACCAATGCCTGCTTCTGCTGCAGTAACACCTGCATTAGAAATACGAGCAGCTGTGTTTCCAGAGTCTGTTGACGCAACGTTTACAACGTTACTTGCCCAAGAAAATACACCAGCCATAGTACCTGCAACTGATGCAGAACCTGGAGTAGATACGTTTAGTGAGTGAATTAAGTCAGCTTCAACATCACGGCGCATTTCTGTGCCACGCTTTTTCAACTGATATGCATACTCATCAGCAACACCAGTTTGATCTACAGCACGTTTTGTACCTGATACTGCAACTGTTTTTGCGTTGATTTGTGTATAGTTACCTAAACGTGAACGGTTACGATCTGCAGCTGCAAGAGCTACACCACCGCCTGAACCGTGGTCACCACCAGTAGTAGTACGACCATCTGGAGTAACTGCATCGAAGTCTGCACCTTGTGCAACACGTGAGTTACCTGGAGCTTTAAGCTCGTCTGTTTGCCACTCGTGGTATATACCTGTAGCTTTTGTTTTGCCGATAGAAGACATGAAAGGAGTTTCATCTCGTGTAATCATTGAGATGAAGTTCGCTAAATCCTCTTTTTCAGAAACAGAAGCACTTGATGCTCCTGAAGGAAAGCGGTTGCCTACTGCGTCCGCTGCTTGTGTTGATGCACCTGAAGTGCCATAACGTCCTGTTGCCATTTTATTTTTACCTATATGTTATTAGCCGAATATTGGCTTATCGTGTTGGCGCAAACCTCTTCAAGAAAGCTATTTGATCTTCTTTCGAAGCATCATTTTTAAACGCTCTTGCTTTAGTCATTGCCGCCTGATCTTGTTTTTGTTTAGTCGGTGTCTTAGCCTTCTTAGCAGGCATCTTTTTGGCAGGAATCTTAGCACGCTTTTTAGCGCCACTTTTAATTCCTTGTTTTAGTCTACGAAACTCATCTACAAATTTAACAACATTAGGATCTGATACTACATCTAATAAGGCTTCCGGTAAACCTTCTTGTAATGCAAACTCTCTTATAGAGCTTTGAATATCCGAATTCCAATCAGGAATAACGTCTGTTATAGTATCGTTAAAATGCTTTACAGACTCTTCGAATTGTTGTTGTTGTAGACTTTGTTTTTGTTGAGAAACTTGTGTTGCAAGATTTTCTCTCTTACTACGGGCTTCCCAATAAGCAGACTGTGCTTTAGTTTGCTCTTGAAGTAACTCACCAATTTCATAAGTATCCCCCTCTTTCTGTGCTGCTGTGAGCTTTTGAGAGATATCGTGATACTTCTTCTGATGTTCTGTTTCTTCAGTGTAAACTTCATTTGCAATAACACTTGCTAATGTTTCTAGTTCACCTAATTTTTGAGTACGCTCTTCGTCTAATGATTTACGAGCTTCCCCAATCTCACGACCTTGTTTACTAAGATGTTGTTTGGTTGCAGAACCAGCAATCCACTCTGATATAGGTAGAGTTACCTCCTCCCCGTCAATTTTGTGGGTTACCATAATGTCTTCTAAGTCATCTAGTGCATAAGTACTGACTTCGGTAGCCTCGGCATCTCCGTCTTCCTTCTCACTATCTTCCTCTTCTTCATTATCTGGTTCAACATCATCTTCATATTCGGCAGATTCTACAGGCTCTTCAAGGTCTTCTTCTGTTCCTGTGTCTTCTGAGTACTCAAGTTCAGGTTCGTGTTGAGATTCTTCTCTCGGAACTACGCCAGCTTCCTGGAGTATTTCTGATTTATTAAGAATGTCTGCGAGCATCTGATCTTCAGTACTGCTGTCAACAATGTTATCATCCGTCTGGGTAGAATTATTATTATCAGCCATCATTACTTACCTCCTGCTTAGTTGTATAAGGATTGTTTTTCCCAAAGTTAGGGTTTCCTCTTTTCTTTACGGGAGTATTCTCTTTCTGCAAATTTAATAAAGCGCTTCTGTATTCTACTAAGCCTCTTACAATGTTGGCATCGTTTCTAATACGAGCTGCTCCATTTAAATCTGCGGTGTGTTGGTTAATAAAGTAATCAATAGAATTCTCTATGTTAGTTATTACTGTATTAATTTGTTCGTTACTACTTTTAATCATTGCTATCCTCCTCACTTAACTTTTCCATAATAGGAATGTTACGACCTTTAGTTTCTATACTAATTAACTTTTCTTTAACGCTACCTAGCGCCATAGAACAAGCATATAAATGCTCTCTTGTTTTGGTCTCGTGAGGTTCTGTCTTTAACCACTCAACAAAGAAATCTACTAAGATATCTCCGTATGCTGAGTCGAAAAAACTGTTCCTTGTACTTGTTGAAAACTTAGCTTCCGCTAAAGCTATCTGTGATAATCTATCGGGATGCACCTTCTTGGTCATCCTCTTGTCACCTGCTTCTCTATATTTTTCCATAATTTACCTTGTTAACACATCATCCGTAAGGGTAGAGGTGTGGTTAAGAGAGGGGGCTATTGCCCGCCTCCCATTGCTTGTTGTAGTAATTGCACAGCTTGTGCTGGGTCTATACCCATTTGTTTCACCATATCGTCTAGTGAACCGCCTTCTTTTCCTGATGGTGCTGCTTCGATAGACTTAACTATCTCCATTGCCTTCATCATTATTTCATCCATATTTCCCGGAGTCGGGAGATGGTCTGGCGAAACTTCTGCCTTAATTGCCGCAGTCTTGAGACGAGCCCATTCTTGACCATGACGATCCAGTGCAATAGCCGTTTGCCTAATGTTATCTTGTAAAGCATTATCTGCTTGCACCTTAGTATAAACTGAGTTAGCTTCAGCTTGCTTAGCTTTAGATTCTTCAACACGAGCCGCAATCTCCTTGTTTTTCTTTTTCTCTTCTTCACTTACACTCATAGCCTTTTTAGCTTTCTCTAAAAATTCTTCAGTAGTATGATCTACAAGATACTGTTCTGGTTTAAGATCAAGAGTATTAACCAAGTCAAAAGCAATGTTAGCTACTGCGTCTGGCTTAATCATCATACCTTGTCCGGAGTCTTTAAGCATAGGTATTAACTGAGAGGCTAATAACATAAGCTTATCTCTTTTATTAGCATTAGAGTTTTCACCCAAATCTACATCGACTTCTAGTTCCATGTTCTTAGGTAAGCTCTTTAAATCTACATCAAGGATTGCTCCTCTTCTGTCAGACATAATACTTACTTCATCCATGTTGTCTTGAATAGTTTTGTAAACACCTTCACATAGTCTTTTAAATCCACCTTCAGCAAACTTTCTAGCTATATGTTGTATTCTCTTTTGGCTAGCAGACATAACTTGATTTAACTTCATTTCACTGTTACCTGAAACGTATAGTTCGTCGTTAAGTCCTTGTGCCGCTTTAGACATACCTGTAGCTTGTTCTTTGTGTACTTGCAAGTGTTGTAATAAAGGAACTGTACCTGCACTTATAGTGCTTGGTGGGAGATCTGAAACTGCACCTGCAGGATTACCGTTAGTAGGTATAATCTGTTTAGGTCTCATATTCTGTAAAGCAGAAAAGTCTACAACATTAGGATCTGCTAACTTAGGTGAGTAGTTACTTAAATAAGTATTCTCTACAAAACCACGTAGTATAGCAGTAGATGTAAGTGTAGTAGATCTAGTCATATCTGCAATAGATAAACCATAGAACTCATAAGGTATTTCAAATGGGCTTAATGAAGCTAGTGGAACGTAACTACAATCTTCTTCATGTAGTATAGTACTACCTGCTGTGATAATATGTTTAAGTTCTGCTATACCGTCACCATCACGGTCAACCTTAATCCAACACTCTGTTACAGCTACATTTCTGTTAGCTTCAAGCATGTCGTAAGTATCGTCTCCTGCACCAGACCAATATGTTTGTCCAGTAACACGTTTACGTACAGCTACATCTTCAGAGTAGTTAGAATGTTCTTCACCTGAACTAGGTAACTCAGACCAGTCAGATACTTCTTCTGCCATCTCAGGATACATTTTACGTATATCTGATCTAGACATTTCTATTTGAACACCTACAAAGTTTGCATCTTCAATAGAGCTTGCATCTCTTGATATAAGAAAGTTTTCCGGTGGAACATTTTCAATCTTAACTCTAGACATATCATAAGATCTTTTTAATCTTACATCTTCATAACTGTTAGTTGCTGGGTTAAAGTTTAACTCACCTACTACTTCTATATCTTTCTCTGATAACTTAAGGTCTAATGATTCTTCAGTAAGTGAATCATACTCTTCAAAGCTAGTAGAAATATCTTCTACAAAATCCCATCGGATAATAGAGTTTTTCCATAGTAAAGCAGACTTTACCCATGTATTCATTAATTCCCAACCATTATTCTTTTTGAATATGGTATAGTTAACTAAATCAGAAGCGTCATTTGCTGCTGCAATAGCGCTTGGTGAGGCTGTCCAAGATTTAAATTTAGCTAATCTGTTGTTGTTAAACATTAGTTCTGAGATAATGGCTAAGTAAGCTTCTATTGTTTCTGTAGTATCTGATGAAACAATTTTAGATACACCATTAGGACTAAGATGCCCTGCTGGTAATCCAGCGTATTCGTAAGTAGACTGTAATCTATCGTTAGCTAACTCAGAAGAGTTTAAAAAGTCTCCAGCAGAATTAGATACACCTGTATCAATTAAACTTATTAGTTGGTCGTCAGTTACTTTTTCACGGTAACCACTCATATAATCGCCCATATAAGGCCTCCTATCAATCTAGCACCCATATGGGCATGTATTCTAGTACGGGGTTTTTGAACCAAAGGTACCCCGAAAACCTAAAGGACAGCATGAGGTTCAACTGTGTAGTCCGTCTTTACCCTCTTTTCGCCATTCTTCACGATGGGCACGGACAAGCTCTGGCTCCTTATGTTCTTTAACGTTATCACGTCCATAAGTAGCTGAATTCTTAGATTTCTTAGTAGGGTCCCAGACCTTACCATTCTTTTGTTTAACACCTTTTGAAGGTCTATAAATAGCCATTATTGTCCTCCTAAATCTTTTTTAAGTTGAGCTAGTTCTTCTAACTCTTCTACACTTAAGTCTGCACTAGTTTTCTCTGTATTAACAGTTTCCACTCTTGTTTTCTTAGGTGCTTTATATTCGCCTAGTTCTTTAGCTATCTTAAATGCTTCTTCACGATCACCTGCTTCCATTGCTTCATGCATTAGCAATTTCATTACATCCAAGGGATCTTGTGCAACAACATTAAGTGCTTCTAAAGTCTCAGCCATCTCAGCGGCTTTCTCTTTAATTCTAGCGTCACGTTCTTTCTTTAGTCTACGAGCCTCTGCTGAAGCCTTAACTCCTGCCGCCTGAAAGTTTTTTATTTTCTCTTGACCTTCTTCAGTAGCAGGATTAATCATGTGCTTAGCAAAGTTAGCTTGTCTTGGGTCTTTCATCATTCTAGCCCTAACGTCTTCTATCTGTTTGCTTGTTTTAGCCATTAAATCCAATCCTCATTATTAGTGTTGACAAAGTTCTTTTGTCTCCAATCGACTTTTTGATTTGATAATTTATCTATGTTAGTACGATAAGCTTCCCAGGTAATAGCTAATGCCATAACAGTATCGTCATGATGTCCTTGTAACGCTTCTGTTTTACCTGATGGTGTAGATATATATGTTTTCATTTCAGATAGTATTACTTTAGAAGGAATCCAAATGTCTTCTTCTTCTACAGCATTTTTTAACTGACCGATAACTCTAGGTTTACTTCCGTGTGTCATCCTGAATCCAGGAGTTTGACCTTCTTCTGAGCTTAACCTAGCTGCTTTCGTTTCATAATACATATTAACATAACTCATTTGTTTGAGTCTTTGTAATGTAGCTACACCCATACTATTAGATTCTACTGCTAACAGTGCGTTATTAAAATATCTACCTAGATAAAATAAATGTTCACCATATAAAGTAGGATCTACCGTATTATCTCTATACATAGCGCAGATGTGACCTTTAGTGTTCATAACTATAGCTGTACTATAATCCTGTTTAACACCAAGAGCAACATCAGCCCCTATAATATAATTGTCTTGCCAATCAGGTGGTATCCATATTTCTAGATTACCTCTAGGGCTGTCATCAAAAGAACCGAGATCATCATTATAGCCTCTCAATGCAATTGGTGGTGTAGGTTTAAATGAGTTTATTTTCTCTGAGTCAAATACTGATGCACCAGAAACCAAGAAGGCTTCTTCTGAATTAGCAGGATACTCTTGTCTAAACTTATCTACTCCACCTTCTACGATCTTTAATCGTCTCCAGTATAGTTGTTCATCTGTTAAATCATACTTTTCTTTATAATCTTTTTCTTCAAATGTTAATTCAAATCCTTCAGGTACTTCTCTTTTATATTCTATAGTTTTAAACCAAGGAATAAAGATAGCTATATAATCAGACTCACCTGCAGCTGCCGCTTGATACAACCTATAAAATTCACCTGATGCACCGTTAGCTGTTGACTCAATAATAACTTCAGTACCATCTGATTGTGATATACCTTGGAATAGCCCAGCAAGTATCTTAGCATCATGTTGCCAGAATGCAACTTCTGATCCATGTAATATAGTAGGTGTAGTACCTCTTCCAGCCTCTGGTGAACCAGCGGTATACAGACGGTATGATCCAACTGCATCCGAATCAGGGTATGCCGGCGTTTGAATTGAAATTTCTTTTGCGTTCGTTTTTTCTAACTTAGGTTGTAACCCTTTTTCCATATTCTTAATTAGATTTTTACTCATGCTAAACAAAGAATCAGAGGTAGCACTATCATGTGCCATCACAACAGATCTAGTGTGTTGTTGAAAGTAAGTCTTCCAGAATACTCTTCCAGCACAAAAGGTAGAGATACCTTGTTGTCTAGCCTTAAGTATTATAGCTCTAACTTTACCTGTTTCTTTTCTTTGTTTTTCTAAAGCTTCGTTAATAATAGATTGAGCTTCATTAAATTTAAATGGCACAAAACCTTTAGTAGCGTCTTTAGTAATAATTCTTATTTGTTCCTCAGAAAATTTTTCAAAGTCTTCAGAGTAATCTTTTAGATTTTTTCTTCTCTTTAACTCTCTAAGAGCTTCCAACTGAGCTCTTTCTTCTTTCATTTTGCTGTCCATAATTTTTCCTAATGGTAATAAACTATTTCTTCTTACCCACACATTTACCTGCTTTCTTACAAGCTGCTTTTGTTTTACAACCAGCACAATGTTTAAAAGCTTTCTTCTTTTTAATCATAGGAGTTTTTCTATTACATAACATTATTTCTTCCTTTTCTTCCCAGAGGGAGTAACAGACCACTTTATTGCTTTAGGTCCTGTTTTCTTTCTAGTCTCAGATTTCTTTACCTTAGAGGCTACAGCCTTGGGTCTGCAGGCAGGATAACTTTTACGCTTATCATTCTTACCTGATCGACCACAAGGTTTACCTGTCTTAACATCACGCCAATCTTCTTTAAACCATTTCTTAAGAGAAGCGCCTTTAGCTGTCTTTCTTACTGCCATATCACTTCCTCTTACTTTTACCGTAACTCTTAGCACCAACCTTGCGGCACTTAGCCATGTGTCCTGATCTGTATGCAGAATTCTTAGGCATAGCTCTGGCTACTTTTTTGTAGCAAGCATCTTTCTTGGTTTTCTTAACTGCCATGATTACCTCTTTGATTTAGCTCCTGAACATTTCCATCTTTTTCTACTTAAGTTTAATGGGCTGTTAGGATTCTTAGCTGCTGCCGGTGAACGTTTCTTTTGTCCAAGGGACCTCGCACAGTAAGCATCACCTTTTTTACTACTAGGTTGTACTCTTCTGCTACCATCTTTAGCTTTACCTGCCTGACCATAGCTAACTCGTTTACCTTTTGCAGTAACTTTTACTTTAGCTTTACCTTTATTCGGGGTTGCTGCCATAATA